CCCCGGCGACTACTGGTTCCAAAACGTCCCCCAGCGCAACGAAAAGCACGTCTTCCTCCCTGCAGAGGACGTAATTCACCTGTTTTTGCCCGAGCGGCCGTCGCAAAACCGGGGTGTGCCCTGGTTTCACCCCGTGATGTCCGACGCTCACCAGCTGCAGGGCTACGAAGAAGCCGCAGTCATCCGCGCTCGCGCTGGAGCGTCACTGATGGGCTTCGTCACTAATAATGAAGGGGAACTTACGCCCGACGACATAGAGAATAATCAACGAATTAGTGAATTCGAGCCCGGTACGTTTAAGTATCTAGCGCCCGGCGAAAACGTCACCGTTCCCACGATCGATTCCCCCGATCAACAGTTCGAGATGTTCGTGCGCAACAAGGTGCGCCGCTTCGCCTCCGGCTTCGGCTGCAGCTACGAAACCCTGAGCCGCGACTTCTCCGACACTAATTACTCAAGTTCGCGTCTCAGTCTCTTAGAGGACCGCGAGCACTGGCGCGTAGTCCAGAACTACTTAATCGAGAACTTCCACATGCGCGTCTTCCGCGAGTGGCTAAGCCTCGCCGTCCTCAGCGGCGAACTTGGCTTCCCGGACTACGAACTTCGCCCCGAGCGTTACGACACCCCTCACTGGATGCCACGTGGCTGGACGTGGGTCGACCCGCTCAAGGAAGTCAAGGCCTACCGCGAAGCCGAGCAAGCCGGCTACATGACCAAGTCCCAGATCATCGCCCAAAGCGGCGGCGACTACGACGACAACGTCAGCGAACTAGCCCGCGAACAGCAACTCGCTAAGGATGCGGGGGTGACCCTAGACAAGGACCTAGGTCTAATCCCCGGCGCCTCATCTACGCCCACCTCCCCCTTAGAACCTCCTGCTACGCCAAACCCATGAGCTACTTACCTACCGCTGCGATGCGCGAGGAAGCTCAGCGCTACCGGGCCTGGAAGGCAGAAGGCAACGCAGGCGGCACCGAAGTCGCAGCAAACCGCGCCTCACAAATCCTTAGCGGCGACCCCCTTAGCGCTGACACCGTCCGCACCATGTCCGCGTGGTTCGCCCGCCACGAAGTAGACAAACAGGGCCAGGGCTTCAGTCCAGGCGAAGAAGGCTATCCCTCTCCTGGCCGGGTCGCCTGGGCAGCATGGGGTGGCGACCCCGGCAAATCCTGGAGTGACAACATCATGAGCACCATCGACAAAGACCGCGAACTGACTGCGGAGCTAAAAGCCCCGCAAGTCGCGCTATACGAAGCCCTCGAAGAGATCGCCGAAGACCTAGGTGCCTTCGATCAGGGCTCCGGTGCTCACGGTGCCCACTACATGAGCGAAAGCCCCTTCGCTTCCGATGGCATGGTCTGCGCAAACTGCGCCTTCTATGCCGGTCCCCGCGCCTGCGAAATCGTCAGCGGTGACATCGATCCAGCGGGCGTCTGCAAATTCTGGATCGTCCCCGAGCGCCTAATGTCCGAGGCCGAAGAACCTAATGAGGGTCGTCCCTACCCACAAGAGCACGCCGCTCGCCTGAAGGACCCCTCGGCTTACGACCGCTTCCGCCGCCGCAACAACGCCGCAGGCAAGGGTGTCGACTTCATCTTCGGCATCAAAACAGGTGAGCAAGGCACCGATCTTCAAGCCATCCGCTTCCGCCTAAGTGAATTCACAGCTTCCGAGGCCCGTCAATGGCTTCGCGAGCACGATTACACCCCGATTCAATTCGAGGAAGCAACAGGTGAGCGCACTAAGGTTGAAGAACTAAGTACTGCTGATGAATCCGTGGAACGCGCTAAGCCCTCCGACCTAAGTACAGGCGACTTCGTTAGCTGGAATAGCTCCGGTGGTACGGCACGTGGCCGTATCGAACACGTGATGCGCGAAGGCACCCTCGGCGTCCCCGACTCCGAGTTCAGCATCAACGCCACCGCCGAAGACCCTGCCGCTCTAATTCGCATCTATCGCGAAGGTGCTGATGGCTGGGACGCCACCGAAACCCTCGTCGGCCACAAATTCTCCACGCTGCGCAAGATCGAAGCCCTGCGCACCCTTGAAACCGCTCAGCGCGACCTAAGCGGTACCTACACCCGCACCGAAGCCACAAACTTCCGCGCACTCGAGGAGCGGACCTTCGAGTTCCCCTTCAGTTCTGAGTATCCCGTGGCCCGCTACTTCGGCAACGAAGTACTTAGCCACGAGGGCGACGCAGCCGACCTGGCCCGCCTCAACGACGGGGCTCCCCTGCTCTTCAACCACAACCCAGACAAGGTCGTCGGTGTAGTAGAGCGTGCCTACATCAACGGCAAGGACAAGCGCGGCTACGCCAAGGTGCGCTTCTCCCGCAACAAGTTCGCCCAAGAGGTGCTCGACGACGTCAAGGACGGCATCCTTCGCGGCATCAGCTTTGGCTACGCCATCGACAAGATGGAAGAGCGCAATGGCGACTATGTAGCAACTAAGTGGTCACCGCACGAGGTAAGCGTGGTGAGTATCCCGGCTGATCCCACCATCGGAATCGGCCGCTCACTAATCACCGAGGCTGCTCCCGAACTCCCTACCGCGCAACGTACTAAGGAGTGTCAAGGCGCCACACCTATTATCACTAATGAAGCGCCTGTTCCCCCTACGGAAGTAGAGGAGATGCAGGACCAACGCCAAGCGGCCCAAACCGCATCTACCCCCATTCCCGAAATGGAAAACACCCCTGATCTGGAGGTGATCCGGTCCAAGGCCGCTGAGGCCGAGCGGACCCGCATCGCCGCCATCAACGCACTGGGCTCTAAGCACCAGATGCAAGACCTGGCCCGTGAACTGATCGAAGGTGGTCGCACCCTCGATGAGGCTCGCGCCGCCGTCCTCGACAAACTCGGCTCTACCCCCATGGAACAACCCATCCGCTCCGCTGACATCACCACCAACGACGTGGGTCTGTCGGACAAAGAGACCAAGCGCTTCAGCTTCGTCCGCGCCCTCAACTTCCTGGCCAACCAAGGCGATGCCTCGGCCCGCCGCGCAGCCGAATTCGAGATCGAAGTCGGCGAAGCCGCCGCTAAGAAGTACGAGCGTTCCTCCAACGGCATCGTGGTGCCCAACGAGGTGCTGCGTCGTGACCTCGTTGCCGGTACGCCCTCTGCTGGTGGCAACCTCGTCGCCGACGAGCTGCTGAGCGGCTCCTTCATCGACCTGCTCCGCAACCGACTGGCTCTGGCCAACGCCGGTGTGACCATGCTGAGCGGCCTGCAGGGCAACATCAGCATCCCCCGCCAAGCCTCCGCTTCCACCGCTTACTGGGTGGGCGAGAACGTGGCCCCCACGGAATCTCAGCAGTCGATCGACCAAGTCAACATGACCCCCAAGACGGTGGGTGCATTCGTTGACTACAGCCGCCGCCTGCTGCTCCAGTCCTCCATCGACGTGGAAGGCATGGTGCGTAACGACCTGGCCCGCGTGATCGCCCTCGAGCTTGACCGCGCTGGCATCTACGGCACCGGTTCCACCAACCAGCCCCTGGGCCTGGTGAACACCACCGGCGTCGGCAGCCAGACCATCAGCACCTTCGGCACCTTCGCCGAGTACATCGGCATGGAGACCGATGTGGCCAGCGCTAACGCCGATGCCGGCTCCATGCGCTACATCATCAACGCTGCTGCCCGTGGCGCCCTCAAGTCCACCGCCAAGTCCGCCACCGCCGTGGCTGCTGGCTTCGTGTACGAGAACGACGAGATCAACGGCTACCCCGCCATCGTCTCCAACCAGCTGCTCAACAACGACGTGCTGTTCGGCGACTTCTCGATGATGATCATGGGCATGTGGTCTGGCCTCGACCTGACCGTCGATCCCTATGCCGGTGCCACCGCAGGCACCGTCCGCATCATCGCTCTGCAAGACGTTGACTTCGCCGTCAAGCAGCCCGGCGCCTTCTGCTACGGCACCTGAGCCTAAGCAGTTGCACCATCGCTGAGCACCGATGCGAATCACCCTGCTTAGGCAGGTGATGATCTCAGGAGAGCCGGCCCTCGCCGGCTCCACCCTAGACATCGCTGACGCCGACGCCACCCTTCTACTAAGCAGCGGCAAAGCCGAACGCGCCAAGGCTGAAGAGGTCACACCCGTCGAGGTGCCCGCCTCTCTCCCCGAGGCTGAAGCCAAGCCCGCCAAGCCTGCAGCCACCAAGGTCAAGGCTGCCAAATCCGCCCCTGAACCCACCGAGGACTGATCCATGTCCATCCTGTCTACCGGCCTGGAAAAGCTGGAGCACCTGGCTCTGGCCCCCACCGCTGTCCGTACCAGCAACCTCGACGGCACCGCCGTTGACCTCAACGACTACGAAGGCGACGTAGTGCTGATCCTGGATGTTGCCAACGGCGGCACCAGCACCCTCGATGTCAAGATCCAAAGCTCCGACACCATCCAAGGCGGCAGCTACGGCGACGTGATCACCGTCTTCTACCGCGGTGGTTCCGAAGTGGCGTCCTCCGCTGTGGCCTTCAGCCAGGTGAGCACCACTGCTTCCAAGCAGTACATCGTGTTCCCCAAAGGCGCCGCCAAGCGCTACGTCAAGGCTGTGAGCACCACCTCCTCCTCTTCTCACACCTACAGCATCAATGCTGTCGCCGTGAAGAAATACGCCTAAGCTTTTAGCGGAAAGCATCCCCGAGCCCCAGGCCTAAGCGGTCTGGGGCTTTTCTTTGCGCTCTACCTAGACTTCCATCACACCCATCAAAGCAATGGCGCTAAGCGAAGACCTAAGCCTGTTCCTCAACGACTTTGGTGTCACATGTATCAGTGGTCGCACCACCGCCCTAGGCATCCTGGACATGCCCAGCAACATCATCAGCGATGGAACGGTCCTGACCACGGATTACACCCTTACAGCTCGTGCATCTGACTTCGGCACGCTGACTTACGGCGCATCGATCACCGTTGCCGGTGCGGCCTACACCGTGCGCGAAACCATGCTCATCGACGACGGCGCCTTCATCCAAATCGCCCTCCAGAAAACGTGATGGACAAGCACACCCGAGACAACTGGGTCAAGGTACGCGCCACTCTAGAAGCAGCCGGCAAGCTCGACTGCCATCTCTACCGCCGCGCCGTAGCTATCACCAGTGGCGCCCCCGACCCAGGCCCCTTCGGCTCATTCCCTACTAAGTAGACTGCATTAAACAGCGGAATAGGCCATGACTATCTATGGGCAAAGTGCCGACATCAACAGCAACATCTATACTTTTGCCACGCTTACGGAGGTAGGCACATCAGAAGTCGTAGAAGTTCGTGGCAGTAATTTGTCCTTTATCTGTACCGTAACTGGCGGCAACATCACTTGGGAGATCCAGGGTTCCCACAACGGCACCACTTGGGCATCACTGGACCCGGCCAAGACAAAAGCCGCTGGTACGCACGGCGATTTCTACGTCGGCTACGTCGTTCGTTACGTTCGCGTCGTAACTACTGTTCAAGCAGCAGGTCGCACACTCAGTATAAGTATGGCGTGTAATTGACCCACCGACTTAGGCTGTCATAGAACAAGTGGGGCAAACCTATGTCCAGACGTGAGCAGATCCTTGCTGCAATTCGCACAGCCCTCACCGGTACGGTCGGCGTTAGCACGCGCATCTACCGCAGCCGCGTAGAGCCTATGGCCAGGGCGGAGTCGCCCGCCATCATCGTCGAACCCGTCAGCGACACCCCTGAGCAAAACACCAGCCTGCCCACCCTCGACTGGACCCTGCGCGTCCGCGTTGTCGTCATTGTCCGTGGCAACACCCCCGATCAGCTGGCCGACCCCACCATCGAAAGCCTCCACAGCAAGTTGATGGCCGACCTAACCCTCGGCGGCTTAGCCATCGACGTTCAACCGGCACAAGTCACCTTCAACCTGCTCGAGGCCGATCAGCCCGCTGGCGTAATTTTCTGCGAATTCGACGTGCGCTACCGCACCGCCGTAAACAGCCTCACCTAAGCAGCGCCACTGTGCCGTGGTACGCCTAAGCAGCAGCACGACTTAGCCTGAGACTGTCCGCTAAGCAACTTATGGCTAAGACTTCTGATTCCACCGAGCAAATTACTGAGGTGGTGGATGAACAATCTGTAGCGCCACTTAGCGAAGCCGTCGTCGAAGCCTCGCAACCCCCTTCGCCTAGCGTGGTCGATGAGTTCCATGGGCACGGTGGTACTTACCTCCTCGACCCTGAAACAGGCATTCGCACCCGCATTTCCGCGTAAGCGGATGCTTCCCACTTACCCCGAGAGGTAACTCCAATGCCCCTTCTTCTGCGTAAGCGTCTCATCCTCATTGAGACAGAAGCCACCTACGGCACCGACCCAGTTCCTGATGGAGCCGACGCCGTGCTGGTACGGGACCTCAACATCACTCCGCTGCAGAGCGATGTGGTGAGCCGCGACCTTGTCCGTCCCTATCTCGGCGCCTCGGAACAGCTGCTGGCTAACACCCGCGTTGAATGCACCTTCAGCGTTGAGCTTGCTGGTTCCGGCACCGCCGGCACTGCTCCTGCCTACGGCAAAGCACTCAAGGCATGTGGCCTAAGTGAAACGGTGGTATCCACCACTAGCGTGACCTACGCGCCGGTTAGCGCCAGCTTCTCCAGCGTCACCATCTACTACAACATTGATGGCGTGCTGCACAAAGTGACCGGTGCCCGTGGCACATTCACCCTCAACGGTGCTGTGGGTGCAATCCCCACCATCGATTTCACGTTCACCGGC